ATATCATACATACTCATTCTTTTTCACTCCCTTCCTGATTGTCTGCGCCGGTTACTTCTTTACCGGCTTCGACGCTTGCCTGCGCCGTTGTATAGTTCAAAGTCATGTAATGTGCCTTTGACCATTCTTCATTAAGTGGCTTAAGTCCGCTTGCAAGTCGTACTTCGTCGATTGACAAGAAGCCGCTTGCAATGAGCTTGTCTATGCTGCCTGCCATGTCGAAGATGTCAACGTGCTTAAGATTTGAAGTGTCAGCGACTATCTCACAGCCGTTTATGATTTCTTCCTCCGAGAATACCGCTGTTGTAAATCCCTCGGATAACATCGCTGCTATCGGGTCAATGCAGTTCGTGAGAAGCATTGTATATGCGTCCTTGATACCTGCAACGTCGCCTCTTATCAAGCCGACCGGCACTTTATAGGCCTGCGCCGCACGTGCGAGTGCTTCACCGACAAGTTCCTTCATGTCCGTAACTTCGTTACTGTATTTCTTTGTACTTTCGGCCGTTTCACTCTTGTACTCGTATCCCTCGAATAAAGGCAGCACGTGATTTCCTCTGGAGAAATACTTCTTGAATCGATCGTTGATGATCTTTTCCATCTTTTCTTCAAAATCCGGCTTGTTTCTTTCGGCCTGTGAAATCTTAAGTACGCCCTTTTCCTCTGCGGATCTCTTGTACTTGTCCTTTGCCGCGTTCGTGAGTTCGTCGTACATGTCGTTGATACCGGCAAGCAGGAACTTTGCTTTGTCATTGCCGTACTTGATGTATACAACCTCACCGGCTTTGAACTTGTCACGGAACGTGTAATTGTCTACCTTGACCTCTGTGAACTTGTTGCCTGTTATCGTCTTTTCCTCGACGTTGTAACCGTCAGCAACAAAGAAGTCTTCGTTTACTTCGACTACAAGAACTTCACCGAAAAGAAGCTTTCTGACGATTGACTGAATGAATGCCGTACCTCTTTGGTTCTCGTTTGGCTTCATGTTCAGCTTGTACCACAAGCGCCCTCTTGTTTCCGTGATCTCGTTCTTCTTTTCGTCTTTAAGATAAACCTTAAATTCAGAATTCGAGACAATGGCCGCTATCAGGCTTGTTACAACATATACAGCGTAAGCGTTCAGAAACAACGTGAGGTCTTCTTCGTCAGTGTCTATCTCCATTTCAAGAAAATTCCTTGTGTTTCGATTCTTCTTGAACGTCCACTCATGTCCGAATATTCTCATTTTCTCACCACCTTTTAGAAATCTATAACGTCAGGCATATCCAAATTGCCGCCTGACACATAGTCGTCAAGGCAGTCGCTGATAATTTCGGCCGCCACAAACGCTTTAAACGGGTCTGTTTTCCTTGATTTCGGTTCGATCTTTCCATACGTAATGTTTCCGGAGTTTGAAACAACAGTCTTGCTGTTCTGAATCGCCCATCTCATTACAGGAACGTCACCGAAACAGAATTTCTTTTGTATGAATCCAGACGTAATAAGAGGAATTCGCCTCATTTCGTCGGAAGGTCTGATTTTAATTACATTTTTCCACCCTTCATCCGCTGAAAAATTAATCGCTAACAACGCATTTTTCAACAGTGCGTAACGGTAATCATCTATGCCGATGCAAAGTATTGTACTTCCCCTTTTTGCCGCTTCGTTCGCCACCCACACTGCCGGAAGTTCAGGGGGAATTTCAGAACTTTCAACAAATTCAACATCTCCTTTGACAGCCCATGAGGTCAAAGGTGCTTTTATTTTATTCAGGTCGTGGCTCTGACGGCATATCCATGTTTTCTGTATCCAGTAATCCTTTATCTCACCGTCAACTGATACTCTGTACAGCAGTCCGGCGGATAAGAAGTCGGTTGTCTTCATGTAATCTATGCCAACGCAACACGGCATCCCCTGTATCAAGTCTTCTCTTATCGGCTGATTTGTGGCTAACACGTTTTCCCACGGTGTAACCTCGTTTTCAAGGATTTTCGGAGGACAATTCATCCTCTTTGCCGGAAAACTGATGTGTTCTGCAGGATTCTTTTTGTATTCCTTGTACTCCAGGCGAATTTCACGCATCATGTCATAGTAGGTTGACATTGCCGGATATAACGACGGGTTTGCTTTGAACCACGCTGTTTCATCTTTGATCTCTTCTTCATCGTCAATACAGCAGATAAAGAAAAGTTCGCCGTTGTCGTCTTCCTCGCCGTCGAGAACTTCCATAGCTGTTTCAAGCTTGGAATCGAACGGGCCGCCTCTGACAATTCCGTTTGTCGAAACAATCGTTTTGCGTGAGTTCTTCTTCTTACCGAGACCGGTTTGAGCAACGTCAATAAGCTTCATATCGAGATATGCATGAAGCTCGTCGAAATCAACCTTCCCGGGCCTCTGCCCATCTTTTGACTTGGCAGATGATGTACAATAATACAGGCTGGAATTCGTCGCCTTGTTAGTGATGATCTCCTTAGTCCAGTAGAAATACTTTTTCATCGTGGCTTTATTATCTTCGAGAATGCAGTAAATATCAGTCCACGATGTCTTAGCCTGGTCCTCAGACATTGCATAGATGTAAATGTCGTAGTTCTTCACGCCGTGAATCGGTGTAAGCAGACAGAAATCTATGAACGACAATAAACCGTTTTTTCCTGCCCCTCGGCCGACGTTTACGAAGCAATAAGGAAACCGGAGATATCCTTGTTCAGTGTATGTACAGATATGCAGTGTGAATACAAATAATTCCCACGGCAATAGCCGATAATCAAAGTATTTTTGCAAGGCAAGGTATTTTTCAAGCTGCTCTTCATCGACGTAGAGATTCTCAGTCTCGAAAACTTTTTCAACGAAGTCGCATAACTTGTGTTGCCACTTGCAGTAAGGATGTGGGTCAGCTGATCTGACCATGGTAATGTAATTGTCAATGTAACTACAGTTCGTCATCGAATGCACCACCTGCATTATCGATGTCTAAATGTAATTGCTGCAGGATCTTAAGCATCTGACTTGATATCTTTAACTGGTTAGCTATCGACGGGTTCTCTTTCGTTCCCACCTGGCCGCCGCCGTTGTTGTACGGAATGTAAACCCCTCGCATTCTGATATCAAGCTTTGTCTGCTCCTTAATGATCCAGAATTCCATATAGTCGTCTATGAGTGATAGAAACGCTGGTGTATTTGCACCGGCCGTTTCGAGCTGTCTAACAAGATTTTCTTTGACTTCTCTGAACTTCTTTGACTGTCTAAGTCTTTCGGAAATTTCAACGTTTTTCACTTGAATCACCTCCGTCAAGAATCGTACTCAGCAAGAAGCTGTTCGAGCACTTCGTCTTTTTCGTCTTTCGGTTCTTCAAAGTCCGCCGTCGTTCCGTCCTGACCGAGCCAGCATTTGCCGAGCCAAATCAGCATAGAGACATTTCCGCTTTCTGCCGCCTGCCACTGCAAGCGCCTTAAGGAAACCTTTTTTTCATTTATGAGGTCTGGATAAACCTCCTCAAAAGTTTTCTTGTATGTCTTCCTGCAATACTTAAGCAGCGTGTTTGAACATACCTTTAAGACGGCACATATCTCTTTCTTGGTACACATCATTGCGCACAATTGCTCAAATTGCTCTCTGTCAATCTGTGATTCAGGTCTGCCCTGTTTTCTTGCCGCCATATGCCGTTCATCTCCTTTGCTGGATTTCCGGCATTGTCACGATATGTTCTATTTGCGTCTATGCCGTTAAACTCCTTTACCATAATTCTTCTTGCCAGAACTTATTTTCTTTCGCCTTGTCAGGTTCTGCGTAGATTCCTCGTTCGTGGATCTTATCATGACAGTCATGACATAACGGAATCAACTGAGGTTTTTCCATCCCGTGTTCATCAATGTACGTGAGACTGTATGCAAGGTCCGGCCTTGCCTTAAGTTCATTCACATGATGTGTCAATGTGGCCGCCGTAACCTTGCCGAGCTGTCGGCACATACAGCATTCACCGTTTCCTGCCTTGATAACCTTATGAGATAAGTTCCTCCACGCCCTCGAATTATAGAAATCTCGCATATCGCCGGACGCAGCCATTGCAGTGATTTCACTGATCGTCATTTGTTCTGCGTTCATTTTCTTTCCTTCTCCTGTTTTCATCATATCATCAGTTATATGCGACATGCGCCGTCAATATTCATCAAACATCACCAATCTGATGATTATTTCAATCCTGTTATATTTTGGCATTTGACATTTTTTGCCCCTTTTTATATAGTTCAAAAAACATTTTTTACCAGTTTATTCCCTGCCCTGAACAAAAAAATAACGCACTCCTTAGGGACGGGCCTAAAAAATGCGAAAAATCCGTTTTTTCGAG